ATTCTATATCACAATAATCTCTTATATCAATATATTCCCAAGGAGATTTAGTAGTATCAATCGTTCCATCATGGAACATGACATATCTTACATTTGGATCATAATAATTTTCATCGGGTATATTGTCATAATTGTTAGTAATACAACTATAAACAGTAAACTTTACATCCCTTATCTTATTCATCTCCTTTATATGAAATTCATGTGCCTTAATTTGATTTTCATTTTTTTTCAAATCGTTAGTAATTTTATAATCAAAAGAATTAATCATTTCATTATAAATTTTACCAACACCTTTGAAAGAAGATACGTACTTTATGCTTTCTAAGTTAATTTTATTTCTACAATCAATACCAGAATATTTTGATAACATATCAATAAATTTTCTCCAATCCCAATTAGAAGAAATAGTTGAACTATATTCTCCTGATCTTCCTGAAAGATCATTCCACCAATCCCTATAAAATGCGAATTGTGAAATAATTAATGCTGGATGTTCTCTAGTATGGTTAATTCCAGATAATTTTAAAGAAGCAGTCCCTGATAGTTGATCCCTAGGACCCCATCCCGAGTACATTTCCCACCAAAGTTTAGACCACTTTATTGTTTCTTCGTTTGGGGTTCTCCATAATATACATGCAAAAATTGTATCATGATTTAAAAAATCATATTGTAAGATATTCAATTTTTGCGTAAATGAAAAAATTCTTTCTTCATCAACCCAAGATCTTAAATAATATTCCAAACACTCTTCAAAATAATTATGTTGTCCAGGGTGATCCATCACAAGCAGTTCTTCTTCTGTTAAAATAACATCGGACAAATTAAAAAACTGTTCATTGTTTATAAGATGCAATCTAGAAGCATCTACATATACACATGGTTCATCAAAATATTCATAAAATAAAATCTTTGGATGTCTTGATAATACAACGGGATTATCATGTTTGTATTTGATGTCTCTCAATTCCCAAGGAGACTTGGGTTCAACAGTACCGTCATGAAAACAAATGTACTGATGTCCAAGATCTTCAATCTCAGGAAGTTCACAATAGTTGTTTGTAATACAAGTGTAAATGATCATTCTATAATACCATAAACTTTCATATAAAAATCATGAGCTGGATATCCTGTATATAATTTAGGGTTCAAACCAGTTAGATTTTCTAAATCATTCAAAAATTCTTCTTGTCTTAAATATTGACTTTTATCACCTCTTTGTGGATGCATTCCTTTCCTTCCCTTTTTATTGAAATATCCTAAAGGAATACCTGAGTGTTCTCTATGCTCATACACTGATGGTAAATCTACATTTGAAAGTCTCAATGCAACGTCAAAAGATATTTGATCTCTATTGCACCCAACAAGAGACCATTCATACCACAGTTTATTGAACTCTGTCATTTGATCACTCATGGTTCTCCACACAATAGTTCCCAAAGGACTTCCATATGTTCTAAAGTTATAATTTATTTTCTTCAATTCTTTTGTAAGATGAATTGCATCTTCGTATGAAAAGAATGCACAAGTAAATCCTTCTAGCATTTCATCAAAGTATGAAAACTTTGATGCATGTCTTAGCATTGTAAAAGGAAAACATCCTCGGCTTCTATTGATAAATTCTCTAGTATGTTGATAGCATCCATCAATCCAAATTGTATTTGTCCCATTGGGGAACCAGATATGAGGATTGGCTTTAGGGAAAAATGATAACCTACGAGGACATTTTTCTTGGTGATAATCTCTAATGTCAATGTATTCCCACGGTCCTACTGTTGTATCAATTGTTCCGTCATGGAAACAAACATATCTCACATCTGGATCATAGTGATTTAGTGGAACAAACTCATCATACCCATTTGTAATACATGTATAAACAACCATATCCTTTTTCTCAATATAATCATTGAGTTCAAATGGTGTATATCTTACACAGGCATACATTCTATTGACAGTAAATGTATCAACTGGTTCACCAAAAATTTCTTTTAGTTTATCCAGTAATGCAATTCTTTCTTTCATCACTGGAATTTTATGAAGAGTATATGATTCCTTATACTCTTTTTCCCTGGTGATGCTAAGTTTGAAGTCTAGTTGTGGAGAAACTTTATTTACAACATATCGAAGAGGAGATTTATAATTTTTAGAAACAAGAAATTCTGCTACAGAACTAGATATCTGATCTCTGTTGACGCCATTATCATACCATTCACGCCAAAGATTATTCCAAGCATTGACTGTAGGGCAAATCTTTCTCCAAATAGCACAATTGATTGTTTGGTGGTAGTCAAGCAAAGTATATCCAAGTTCTTTTATCTTTAATGCCATCTCAAGAATTTCATCTGCTGTAGAAAATCCTTGAAAATATAGTTTAGAAAACTCAGCTAATAAAGATCTTTGATCTGGATGTTTTTGTAAACAAAAATCATGTTCTAAAAAAATTTCTTTAGAGAATTCAGTGAATTCTTTGGTAAGAACATAACAACCATCTACCCATACTGTCAATGCTCCCTCATCAAAATAATGATGTGGAAGATGTTTTGGATGATAAGACCTTCTTACAGGACACTCAATATCTAAATTAAGTTTGATGAATTCCCAAGGACCTTTTTTTTCTAATTTTCCATCATAAAAACACACATATCGAACGTCTGGATCGTAATAATTATTCTCAGAAATACTATCATATCCATTCGTAATACAGGTGTAAATGATCACAGTTCAGATAATAGTTTATTGTTTACTGCTCCAGGTTCTCTAACAAACCAACCTGTTGCAATATATTTATCAATAGGTCCAGTCAAAAATCCTCCACGATGCATATGTGTGTATGCAGCTGGCCAAAGAACGACTGTTCCTTTCTTTGGATGGAGTGCTAGTTTTTGATAGAGAAATTCTGTAGCACCTCCGTTCTCTGGTGGAATATCATTTAGATATATCATCCAAGTCAAAACACGATCACGATACATAAAGACACCGTTTTCGCAATGCCACTTATGATAACCACCACCAGCTACAGTCTTTTGAACTTTGGTTGTCCATGACGAAACTGGGTCATTATTCTGGACAATACCCTTATACTGCTTTGCATATTCTTCAAAGCATTGTCCGATGAATACATTTAACTGCATTGCCAATTTCAAATCAACACATTCTAGATATAACTGCTCATCTTTTCTACTCATGTCTCCATCAGGAAACTGTTCTTCACCAGAAGATGTCCATTTTTTTACCTCGGGTGTCATTTTTTCATTCATCCATCCGTCAAATGCACGAATAAGTATATCGCACATGTCATCTGGGACAGCGTTTTCAAAAATACCGATGTGATCTATAAGTTTCATTGTTGTTGATTTAGGTATACCTGTGGTGGTATTCTACCACAATATTCATCAAGTTCCATAATTTGATCTACATTTTGTTCTGGACCTTGAAGTTCCCAAAATTCTGCAAGAGCATTTCTACTATCCTTATGGAAAATATCAATATGCTCTTCATGAATTGCAGATCCAAGATCAAGTCTATAATTAAATAGTGGAGTAGAATATCCTTTACCACTATCAAGAATTAGATCTTCAGATACAGCTCTTGGTTTGATGTTCTGATCAATCTTCCAACAAGATCCCCTGTTATGGAGTTTAAAAATCTTTTCCGCATGATGCCTTGTAATCAAATAACATGCAGCAGAAAAATCATTGATAAATCTATGGTGTAATTTTAGTGTAATACCATTGGGATTGATAATTGTAAACTGACAGGTATCAAAGTTGATAGGAAGTCTTTTCCTAACTTCTTTCCAAGTAAAATTCCAATGTTTAGCAGTAGAAAGATCTACATCATCTTCCATGATCATAATTTCAGGAAGATCTGTTTCATATAAAAAATATTTGATTGTAGTTAGGTGAGAAAGGACACAAGCAATCTCACCTTGGTTCATATTATGAGGAATAGTTCCTTTCAAATATGAAGTGGGATCATCTTCTTTACCATCAATACCTGCGATACGATGATGATCTTTTATTTCCCAATATGCAAATTGATCTTCCATGTATTTCCTACGTTCAGGAAATCGATCAAGGTTGATCCATAGACACTTTGGAAATTCTTTTAATTTGTATACAGATTTATTCTTATCCACCAATCTTCTTCCCGTGAATGATACCCCTATTTGCCATATAAGGTTGGTTTGTGTAATACTTCAAAAGATTTTCTGGTGACATTCTTGATAAGTATTCAAACAAACTTCTGTTCTCTTCAATATGTGGATTATTGAACCAAGAATTAGAAGTTCTCTTGTGCTCTAAATGATAAACAGCATCATCAATTCGTGCCACATGAGATAGTTGATTGAAACGATTATATCGTTCATCATCTTCGTATCCATAAGAAACAAAGTTCTCATTCTCTAGACCTAAACGAATATATTCTTCCCTATCAAAAAACTGACAAAACCCAAACTTAGCGTCCCAAGGTCTAGTATTAGTAAATGCTAAAAAGTTGAAATTAGAATTGACAAAGTTACTTGCTTGCTCATCATCAAAGAAGACTTGACGCTGATATTCTCCATAACCATAAGGATAAACTACCTTGATTGGTTCTGGTTTTGCACCAGGAAATTCTGGATTAGAAAATCCATTGATGATCAAATCGACCGCTTGCTTATAAACATGCTTAGGTAAAATAATATCACTATCATAATTGACAACTATAGGCGTTGTTGCCATCATTGTCATATCATTGAGTAATCTTGTTCTATGAAAAATGTAATCTTCAGTTTGTTCAAATACATGAACAAGATTTTTTAGTTCATCTTCAGTCAATGCTTGTTGCAACTGTGGTAAAACAGACTGCTCAAACGTTGATGAACTATCAAATTCTTTTACAATAACATTAGTATCAAAATTACGAAGAAGATAGATCAATGTCGTAATAATATTACGCATTCTATCATCAGTTTCAATTCTCAAAGGAATGATGAACGTTGCTTCTTTTAGTGATACGTATTCTTGTTCTACAAATTCTAGTTCTTCCATTAGATTACCTCCCAATTTGAACAATATAAATCAGACGTGTCGTGTGCTGCAGTATAACCAGTGCCAAACCACTTCTTAGGTGCGATGATGCGCTTATCTTCATTCTCACATAACCAAGATCCCCACCAAGAGAATGATGAATTGGCAATGATAAAATCTGTGCATAATGTCATCATGCACAAGTCTGCTAAGTTATCACCACCCTCAGAGATGAGGAACCTGTCATCAGTAAATACAGTGCCACACCATTCAGGATCGTCAGAAAAAACAATAACATTACGAGAAGGATCAAATCTTGATAGGGCTTCATCGTAATATTCTTTTGGACATGGTGGATGATTATCTGAGTTTACAAGATAATCTCCACGACGAACATGTAATGCGATGGGAGCATGAACACTATCAATCAGTTCCTTACAAGGTCCGTAGATATCATTTTTAAACTGAAAGTCTTCACGTACTTCTTTTTCAATATGTTCAAAGTACTTTGTAGTCTGAAGATAACCATATACATTATGCCCATCAGGCATATTATTAAATAGGTTTTCGTCAAACTTGAATGATGCTTCCTGAACATATGGTCCAGGAATGACAGCAATATTTGTGAGACCAGTTAGTTTGAACGCTTCAAACAACTGATGGTCTGTCCAAGGATCTTTGAAATCACTTGGTGGGATAGCAAAATCAAATCCACGATGTGCTGCAATACCACGAAGTCCAGCGTACTGAAACATCTGATTGCCTAAACGACCATGACGACCTAGATGATTAAAACCAATCATTTATACTTTTCCTTCAAATACTCAATTTCAGATGGTAAAAGATGCTCTTGCAATCTTTGGGTTTGGTTTTTATGCTCTCTATTAGAGATATGATAATCAGTTAAAACTGCAGGTTCACCGTGATATTTATAGAGACGATAGTACATATCACAATCCATAAGCATGGTGAGTTTCTCATCGAAAAATTCGTTGAGACCATTTCGTATAGCAAGAATAGAAGGAGAACTTAAAGTGTTCACTCCTTCTAAAAGGTGATCATTATAATGTGGTAGTTTTGGATTGTAATGTGTTTGTCCATTATCAATAGTATGTGCAAACCCAGTTACTGCCCATAATACATCATTTTGAAACGCTTTGTCAAGCTCTTCTACTAATGTTTTAGTCAAAATAAAATCATCCTGAAACATGATTTTCAATATTTCACCATCAGCATGTTCAAGGGCACAGTTTGTATTAGCAGAAATTGAACCAAGATTTTCATCATTTTTAATGTAATTAATTTCAAAAAGATCTGAATATTCTTGACAAGCTTCCAACACATCATCATTTTTACTGTGATCAGAAATCCATACATTGAAATCTTTACAAGTTTGTTGGGTTAGTGCGTGAAAGATCTCAAACAAATACTGCTTAGCCTTGCCGTGACTTTCATAGCAAGGAATACAAAAACTTACCCTCATAGATCTAAAAGAAGTTGGTACGCTTCACAGTTACCATGACGCAATGCATCACGAATTTCTTTATCTACACTCTCATGAATGAACCATTCTTCCATAGTACATCCAGTATTCCTTAGATTTTCTCCAACAAGATCGTAACCATGCTTGGTAAAGATTTCACGATGAGCATAGATGTCTCCCCATCCACGGTAGGCATCATGCTCATAAGTAACAGCATTGAATGACAACTTATCCAAAGGAAACTTCTTCAGTGCTTCTAATGTGATAGCGGGCGGTTCAAGATCAAATGAAAGATAATCCATATGTCTTGGCAAACCAAGAGTATCTACTGCTTCAACATAATCAAACTCTAATGCGTCTGTACAAAAGAGTTGTGTATTAGGTCTTAGTCCAGGCGTCCACATATCACAAAGTTCTTTTTCTAATTCAATAGAAAATCCTTTCCATCCATATTGCTCTTCAAGCAACCAAGTGTTATTGCCAATGCAAGGTTGTGCTCCACCGATCTCAATAAATGTTCCACCTTGCTTAGCATTATTGACAACAAGAGCAAAGATGTCTTGCCAAACTTGAGAATAATTCTTCTTCAAATCTTTCATTCCTTCAGGTTTGACCCGAAGAAATGCATAATCTTTCTGAATATAGTTTGTTTGATTAGATCCGTTGAGTGGCATTGTTTTTCACGTCCTGAATAATTTGTCTGGTTAGTCTTGGTACAACATCGTTGATACCATGAAACTGTTTGGCAATCTCATAGTTTTCTTCAATAGCTGCTTGTCTACTATTATAATAGTCTTCATCAATATAGTCAAAGATATGTTCTAAATCCTTGATATCATTGAATGTAATGATACCATCCATATTGAACCAGTCACCGATGTTTGGACAACCGTAATAGATGGGAATAGTTTTGCTAGCAAAACAGTCAATGATTTTCTCAGTGAAGTAATTCCTTTGCTGAGAATTTTCTGCTGCAATATGGAACATTGCAGTTTCAAAGAAATCATTCCGTCTTTCGTGGAATGGTGGAGACTTATGTTGATAGATTTCTAATCCATTGACTTCATCTAGATTAGCAAGTGCATCATGAATTGTTAGTCTCAGTTCATGTCCTGGTGCTTGACTTTTGCTACTAGTAACAAAAGTGATGTGTGGTTTCTTGTTGACCTTCAAATCCTTGAAGTCTAACCACGAAGATCCCCAAGGGAATAGTTCCGCAGTCTTATACTTATCTAAGATTGCTTGCCCAAACGTATAAATCCTATCAAAGGAATTAGCATTTCTTAGAGCACCCTCATTGACAGTAGGTGCAATAGCATATGGTTCTGCTAGAAATAGAATTCTATAGTCAGCATCTGGATCAAAAGATAAGTTATCAATTGAAATGCTGACTGCTGTGTTGCCTAAGTCAAGACCCCTTTCACCCCAAGGGTTCCACCATAATGGGAATATGTTTGCCTTCATCTGATCTCTTGAAAATGATAATGAAATCCAAAGGTTTCTGCTTCGCTATCTGGCAAAGTTTCTTCTCTAGAAAATTTAGATGCAACTTCTACTGGTGCAAATCTGCATCCATGTTCTTCAAAAATGTGTCGGTTATGAACACAAATGTTGCCGTCTTCATTATATAGTCCAGCATTCATGTGCTTATAAAAATCACCGATGTTGACTTCCCAAGGCACTTCTACCGTGCTAGGAAGATCCAATAACTTCTTACTCCTCAGTGAAAATCCACCATTACCAACACGTTGATTTTTACCCCAAGGATCTAAGTATGCTGTAGGATCATCTCTCCATGGTGCTCCAATATAATCATACTGAAGCCAGTCGTTATCCCATAACCAAGGACGAATAACATATCCATCGGGATGGATAAGCAATGCATGAGATGTCTCTACATGCTTACCAAAATTATAAATGCAGTAGAAATTGAAGTCGTTGATACTTTGAATTGGATATGTCAATTCAAAAGTTGCTTGATCGCAAAGTCCTTCAGGTTTACCTTTACTACCAAGAAACTTTACAGCACCCCATTCAATCTCTTCACAGGATTTATTGACAGCATATACCGCATCTGGTATATCAATATCTGCCAACATCAATAATGTAACGTCAGGAATTTTTAGCACGTTTCACAGCTCGATTGAATACTGAATATAAGTCTAGCAGATTATTGTCTAGATTTCTAGCTCGATCATAAAGATCTTCGCTGTTTGTAAGAAGTGTTTTAGTTACTTCTGCATAATCATCCACCCAAAGTACAGGATAATCTTTGTATAGTTCCTGTAGATATGCAGTTCTCTTCATAATAGGAACTCTTTTTAGATAAAGAACTTCCCAGTTTCTATGACAATCAACACCATTACCTTGAGGACAAATCATGAACTTATGATTTTGAATTTGTTTGCAATAGATATCGTAAGATACTCTGTTATCTACGGTAGCGTATTTTAGTTTTGCAAACTTTTCCCGAATATTACCACGCTCACTAATATTTGTGTGCTCGGCATGATTGATGTAAAGAAGTTTCGTCGGAGTTACATCCCTTTCCATCGCTTCATGTAAGATAGCGATGCGATTATCGGAAGGATGAATGATACGTTGTACTCCATATGGAAATGGATAAACCTTACCACCAAACCCTACAGCATTGACACCATAAATTGCCTTTACATTATCTGGAATTAGATCGTGAATATCATCATTGATCGGAGTATCTTCTAGATTGGTAAAGATGATAAATTTTGTTTCTGGAAACGCTGCACAAGTTTCCAACATATTATTAGTTTCAAGTAAAGCATCAACCCACTTCTGATCTTCATCATTAGTGCATTTGATTTCTCGATTGTAAAGACGAATGTTGTCGATAAAAATCGTCATCCATTCTTTACCACTTACAAGTGCAGAAAACTCTTCGTTACAAGGATCTGCTTGTTTCATGAACGATCCAGGCACACGTCCAATGCACCCAGATTGATCACCAAAAGAATAATCGCAGTGATTAGAAACTGCTACACCTTCAATAATATTCACTTGATAAACTTTGCTAACTTGTCTTTATTTTGAATGATGTACTCTGGAAAAGTATCATCAATAGGAACAACTTGTGGGGTGTAAAGATAATCTCTACCAAAAGGATCGACACCTTTTTCAATACGCTCTTCCATACTGTTCCTAAATTCTGGAAGGTTGTTTTCCTGATGTTCGTATGCATCCATTTTTGCACGAACAGTATCAGCATCACCAAAGAAACTCCAATGCCAAGACCCATCTTCAACTTTCCATGCATCTTGATGTGACTGTCTGAGTTTATCTACACTCATAGTCTTCAACATCTCCATGGTAGAAACTCTTGTTCCCATCCATTCCTTTTCACATAGAAGATTTAGATAATAATAATATACTGGACCCTTGAGAACATAATGATTACTGGGATCAAACCATTCACTAATTGCTTTGATTGCTTCGGGATTAGCAATCTCATCAGCATCACTAGTCAAAATAATATCATCATCTTGTGCATGATCTAGTAGAGCATAGATTGCGCTATCTTTATGAAAGCAAGCACGTTGATAATGTAGTGGAAGTTTATAGATATCATCTTCCATCATGCTCCGATGATATGGTACACCTTCCCAATATTTTTCTAGGGTTTCATTGTTATCATCTAAGACATGATGAATAATTTTATCTTCCCATTTTTTGAAGCGTTCTTTATTCTCTGCAAAATACAGTGGTTTCTTCTTTCCAGTGAAGGTAATCGTAGCTTCATTAATAACAAAATAATCTACTATATCACTTAGGATATTCATCCTAAGTTCTAGTAGATCAAGTTCATTATAAAAGGTGAATGTATCAAAAATTTTCATAAAACATATTCAAGAATAAAATTCCGTTGCTCTTCAGTGTTTGTCCACTCACCAACTTGAAGATAATCATTCAACTTTAGTTGACAGACATTGATATCTGTACCTACAAGCATACTATAATTTAGATGCTCTGTCAACATTAGATCTGTACAATAAAAATTCTGTACATGTTCACTACACAATGCAGCAGCAACACAAAATGTTCCTACACCAGAATTTGCTAAGTTTTTTGCTGACATTAGTGTTGCAAAGTCTTCAGCAACAGATGAAGATTGAACTGTTACCTTCGGGTTTTGCCTAAGAACCTCAACAATGGGATTGTTCTTGTCAGGTTCCGTAACAATAATCGCTCTTTCAAAATTGGAAAGTAATTTGTTGTAAAAATCAAGAGGATTAGGAGTATACTGATGCCCGTTAGGATGAACTTGGTCAAAAATATCTCCACTCCTAATGTGAATAACAACAGTATCG